TGGCGGACCAAGAGATAAATCTTTTGGCGGCACTAACGGAAATTATGTGTGAGGTCGAGTTTAAATGAAAAATAAGAAATTAAGAGAACTCATACAGAAACCCTTGAGGTTTCATCATCAAGATATTCACGATGAACTTGATGAAATTAAGAAAAAGCATCAAGTTAAATCCAAATGGTATTACATCTTCTGGGGTGCCTGTGCGGTTGCCGTAGTTGTCGGGCAGATTTATGTTGGAACTGGTTACCGTGAGATGGCAGAGGCAACCAAAGACACTAAAATTATTGTGACTTGCTTAAAATGAACTCATATAAGATTGACAAGGCATCATTACGTGAGGTTCCGGTCAAGACAACTCCGGAAAATGTAAAAGAAGCAAATGAAGGTTTGTTTCGTGCTAAAATGACTGTTCCCGCTGCGGCAAAGCATTGTGGTATGACGCAAAAGGAAATGAAACTAACTTTTAGAGAATATTTGAAGTATAACCAACCTGATTATGAAATCTCTTAAAACCTGTTTAAGATATCCTGGGGGGAAGTCTCGTGCTTGCGTCAAGATGGACCCATATTTTCCGGACCTACAAAACTATACTGAGTTCCGTGAACCATTTCTCGGTGGTGGAAGTGTTGCTAAACAAAAAACAAAAAAATATCCTAACTTAAATATTTGGGTAAATGACTTGTATGAACCTCTGGTAAACTTCTGGCAGCAACTTCAGATGTCCGGGAATGAGATGATGAAGGAACTATCAGGATACAAACTCGCTCATATTACTCCAGAACTGGCAAGAGAACTTTTTAATAATTCTAAAGTGATTATTAATGATAAAACCGTATCTAACTTTGACCGCTCCGTTGCCTTCTATATTGTGAATAAATGTTCCTTTAGTGGTCTTACTGAAAGTTCTTCATTCTCTCCACAGGCATCAAACAGCAATTTTTCTCTACGAGGAATAGAAAAACTTCCCGAATATTCCAAATTAATTTCTAAATGGCGTATAACTAATTATTCCTATGATTATTTGATGGATGGAAATAAAGATGCTTTTGTGTATCTCGATCCTCCTTATGATATTAAGGATAATCTCTATGGGCGTAAGGGAGCAATGCACAAAGGATTCGATCACGATAAGTTTGCTGCTGATTGTGATGCTTGTAATATGGACCAACTGATTAGTTACAACTCAGATCAACTAGTAAAAGACCGTTTTAAGAACTGGACTGCTGCAGAGTTTGATCTAACTTACACAATGCGTTCTGTCGGAGAATATATGCGAGATCAAAAAACTCGTAAAGAACTTCTTCTCTTTAATTACACAAAAGAACCCAAGATTCAATTTAATTTTGATGGATGTTATAATTATGATAGGTTGAAGAAGGAGGGTTTGATTGGTGACTGAACTTAAGGACTGGTTAAACTCGGTTAATTTTTCTAAGACTAATTTATTGAAAGAAGACCCCTCTGCGATTAAAGATTACAATCCTTTTGTGATAAACAGACTTCTTTCTGGTGATATTGATTCTATAATGTATGCGAATGAGATGAATATGAATCATCATCTCAATAAAGAACTTCAATATTCGTTTTATCTAAATAGTTTGAGAAAAAGGAAGAGATATTCTTCTTGGATTAGAAAAGATACGATCAAAGATATTGAATATGTCAAAACTTATTATGGTTATAATAATGAGAAGGCAGAACAAGCTTTGAAAATATTAAATAAAACTCAAATCGATTTCATTAAACAAAAACTTGAAACTGGAGCATCAAAATGAATAATCAAACAATTGAACCACAAGTGAACTGGACTCCAGATATGATGGTGGAAGTTACACTTAATGAACCTGATGATTTTTTAAAGGTTCGAGAAACTTTGACCCGTATTGGAGTAGCATCAAGAAAAGAAAAAAAACTTTATCAGTCTTGTCATATTCTTCATAAACAAGGTCGTTATTATATTACACATTTTAAAGAACTTTTCGCATTAGATGGTAAACACGCAAATCTAACTGTGAATGATATTCAAAGACGCAACCGAATTATTCATCTC